GCGTAGCGAGCCACATACAGTGTGTTTTATGTTGGGGTCGTTGGTGTTGGTGTTGGTGTTGGCGAGCGTAGCGAGCCACATACAGTGCGTTTATGTTGGGGTCGTTGGCGTTGGTGTTGGTGTTGGCGAGCCACATATAGTTCTTTTATTTTGGATTGGGCGTTAGTAGCGAGCCACATATACTGCTTTTATGTTGGGTTATTAGCATCAGGCTCGCTTCGCTCGCCTGTGAATATTATATAGTATTATAATTATATATATGCGTAGTTTGTCTCAATATGGTGGAAATCAAATTGAATTAGTAGTTCCTTTAGGATTAGTTATCAATAAAGATTTCAATATAGATTATGATATGTATGATAACGACACTATAGATAAAGATTACAATGTAATCATGGATGATTTAGCTGAACATTTATATAACATTATGGTGGTCAAACGAGGGAAAAACAAAAGTGCACGCTTTACTAGAAAGAAAAAATGATGTGGTATATTATAATATGTATGGTAAAAAAAATGATACTGGTAATATGACTGGTGCACCATTTGATTTATCCGAACGCCCAATCCTCACAAACGCGTTAAATATGGTTTCTGGTGTTTTACAACAATACAACGATAGTAGTAAAGGTAACAATGATAGTAACAATAATCAATTAAGAAACTTCTTAAATAACGCAAAAAGTCTCACGGTTGAGGGGAAGGAATGGTATAATAAAGCAAACAGGTTCAAGAATGAAGGGATGCAAATATTACATAAAGCAAACAGTATCAAAAATGAAGGGATGCAAACATTTTTAGATATAACAAAAGATAACAATAATGAAGGGATGCAAATAATATTAAATGGTGCCAATTTTATAGGTGATAAAATACAAAAATATGCAAAAGAGGCGAACTTATCAACACAAAACATCAACAAAGATGAAGTAATGAAACAGATTACAAATCTAAAACAGATGATTACGACACAAAAACGTGTAATTGAGAAACAACAAGATATTCAAGCAGATACACAAGATATTCAAACAAATATTCAAGCAGATACACAAGAAAATATTCAAACGAATACAGAACAAAATAATCAAACAGATATTCAAACAATTACACAACAAGATATTCAAAAAAATACAGAACAAAAAAATCAAACAAATACAGAACAAAAAAATCAAACAAATACAGAACAAAATAATGAACCAGATACACAAGAAAAAAATCAAACAAATACACAAGAAAAAAATAAAGAAGATGAGTTAGCGTTAAAAAAATCAAAATTAGAACATATTGAGAGCTCTTTAAAGAATGCAAGTAATCTTATATACACATCTAGTGATATAAAGGCGAGACAAATTATAAATGAAGAAAGAAAAAAGAAAATGTGTTTAGATATTGGATTTAGAAAAGGTTTTGGAGTGTTGAAAAAAAAATACGTAAGACTACACAATGAAATACCTAAAAATCACTTTTATATAGTCACACGTATAGAAAAAGTTAACGGAGATAAAAGATATGTAAGACCTACATTAAATGACGAAAATGATTATGTATACGAAATCAAAGGAGAAGGCGTTATAGATATAAACGACTACAGAATAGTTGACGCGGATAAAATACCGTTTGTAAAGTTGACAGCCGGAGGAAAAACACGCAAAAAGAGTAAAAGCCGCAAGAAGAATAAAAAAACGAAAAAGAATCGTAAACGTCATCGTAAAAATAAAACATCAAAAAACTAATAGATGGATGTTTTAGCAGAACATTTATATAACATTATAGTGGTAAAACGAGGAAAAACCAAAAGTGCTCGCTTTACTAGAAAGAAAAATAAGTGTATAATGTATAATATATAATGTTAGCACAAACTGTTAAAGAAGCGGCAATAGGAACAGCAACGGTACCATTTCAAGCATTAAAAACGACATCAAGTGTCTTAAATAAATCATTAAAAACAACCGAAGTAGTATTTGGTGCAACTACCGACACACTAGAAAGTCTTTCTACAAATACTGCTAAAACAGCAGATGCAGCAGCGTCTACCGTGTCTGAAACGGCTAACGCGGTACGTACTGTTGCGGATAGCGCTGGCAAAATTACGAATAACACTTTAAGTGTAATCAAACGTGCAACCGGAACTATAGATGATTTGGTAAAACGGAATGAAGAACTTACTGCAATAAAAACCGAAAATAAAATTAATGCACAAAAAACAGCGCAAGATAAAATGACAGAAGAACAGGCAAAAATTCTAGAAGCAAGGGCAGAACAAGAACGTTCAGAAATAGAAAGAAAAGCGACAAGAGATATTCAATCCGCAACCCGTGAAATTACAAAAGAAAAAGATAAAACACGTAAATTAATAGATAGATACGAAACAGAAAATAAATTAAACGAAAAAAATAAGAGAATAACTGATGCAAAAATAGGACAATCTGAAGAGTTAGAAACTAACAAACTAGATATTGCCCATGCCAAAGAAAAACAATTACTGGCAGTCGAGAACTCACTTATAGCAGCAAACGCTCTAATAAACGAAAAACAAGAGAAAATGTTGATGGAACAAATCAATAGAGAAGCAAAAAAAAATAAAAGTTGTGTTGATATTGGATATCAAAAAAATACTTGGTATTTTTATAAACCTAAAACATTATATGTAAAATTAGATGGTTTTATCCCTAAAAAAGGGTTTTATACAGTTACACAAATATGTGAAGAAGCAGTATATGACCCAAAAGAGTGTCCAGCCGAAAAAAAAATACAAGTAAAATATGGTCCCGATAAGAATGGCGATTACTATTACTTCAAAGAGGTTAAACTTCCTATAACGTTTGATCCAGAGCAAATTACCAATCCAGAGCAAATTACCAATCCAGAGCAAATTACCAAACTAGCTATAACGTTTGAACCAGAGCAAATTATCAAGACATCATACGTGGCATTTCAGCCGGTTGATTTGAAAAGAAAACAATTTAGGGTTGGAGGAAAAACACGCAAAAAGAACAAACGAAAACACAACAAAAGAACCAAAACAAACCGCAAAAGTAAACGAAATACACGTCGTAAAAAATAATCTCTCAAATAATGTTTTATTCAAACAATAAAACATTCCCGTATTACAATCGGTCTTGTATAAAATTAAACGCTACCGTCATCGGAACAAATGCACGATGTCCATTGTTTTTGAAAAAATTCTCATATTCTGTCAAAGATTCATCTCTATAGTACGCCTTAATCGGCACGATTTGCACACGATAATTCTGAAGCATTGTGAAAAATTCCGGACCATTTTTCTCCACATTCAATTCCCCCATACCATGAACCACCATTTGCAATTTAGAGACATTCGTACGGCCTTTGTCCGTTTGTTGCAAGACTTGTTTCGGTTGCTCCAATTTATCCATTATTTTCATGGATTCCAAACCAGGGGTACCACTATACATATTAATCATTTTCTTAAAATCATTGGTACATTTTCCACTACATTCATAACTCTCCAAATGAGGCACATACGTACGGTCCACGACGATTACTAATCGGCTTTTGAGTTTTTCCAAAGGTGTATCCATCGTTACTTTTTTGTTGTATAACCGCGTTTCGCATTCCACTTTCAATATATTGGCCATCATTTCAAATAAATTCGGATTACGCGATTTTATACGCAAATGTAAAAACAGTGGGTCTTGGCCATTTTTCGTCGTAAACGCTTTCGTCACGATACGACGGCATACATCTGCAAACAAGATTGGGTTAGACTCCATGGCATCGTATGCGCGTTGGGTGGAAAAACTCACTTGCGGTTTGCTTTCCACCGAATATACTTCTAAATCAATAAAACGATATCCTCTCATGAGTGTTTCTTCCAATGTATCCAATGAGACATTTCCAGTATTATTAGAGGCGCTATTCCATGCACTCATGAAAACGTATTCTTTCAAGGGCAACGATAAATTGGATGTATTGCTAATACGCGGGCGGGCATAAGACGACGACGAACCAAAACTGATAAAACCTTCTTCCTCAGGTTTCTCATATTCCGATATTAAATGACTGCGTCGTTGGACTAATTTATACAATACATAAAAAGACAATAAAATAACAATTAAAAATAATATTCTTTTGATATCTGGCATTTATATATTAAACAAGAAATTATATAATAGAAATATATTTTATAGTACTTAAAATGGCAGGAGGATTATTAAATTTAATTGCGATCGGGAATGCCAATATATTTCTCACCGGAGAACCTACTAAAACGTTTTTCCGCGCCACTTATGCCAAACATACCAACTTCGGATTGCAAAAATTCCGCATTGATTATAATGGGTCTCGCGAACTACGCCTGACTGAACCTTCTAATTTCACTTTTAAAATCCCGCGATATGCCGAGCTTTTAATGGATACCTATTTAGTTCTTACATTGCCTAATATATGGAGTCCCGTATATCCACCTATAAATCCAATACAATTGCCCGATGGCAGCATTTCCAATGAAGGGTACAATACAAACAATAAATGGGTACCATACGAATTCCGATGGATTGAAGATTTAGGTGCCCAAATGATTCAGGAAATTGAAATCCGATGCGGCTCCTTTACATTGGCACGTTATAGTGGCGATTTCTTAAGCGCTATGGTAGAACGCGATTTTACCGAAGAGAAGAAAAAAGCCTTTCGTGATATGACCGGAAATGTGCCCGAAATAAACAATCCCGCGTCGGCCTTTGGTCGTACCAATGTATATCCCAATGCGTTTTACGATTCCACTAATGTTAGCAGTGCGGGCATTGAACCGTCCATTCGGGGGCGCAATCTTTATATTCCGCTAAATACTTGGTTTAGTCTAGATAGCCGATGCGCATTTCCATTGATTGCCTTGCAATACAACGAATTAGAAATCAGTGTCACATTACGTCCTATACAAGACTTATTTCAAGTGAGAGACATGTTTGATGTGGACAGCGAAGGCGGGTCGTATGAATACCCATACATAAAACCGGATTTCAATCAAGACCGTTTCCAAATGTATCGTTTTTTACAAGGCCCTGGGAAAGAGCATATTTATGTGGCTACGGATGAGAATGGGGCATATCCTTCTGAATCGGGGGATTATCCTATAAATTATGGCGAGTCGGACCCGGATGCTTATGTGAACAATATTAATGTATGGGATGCCGATGTGCATTTATTGACTACGTATGCCTTTTTGGCGAAAGAAGAAAGACGGCAGTTTGCACAAGAAGACCAAGTCTATTTAGTCAAAGAGGTATTTACCCATAAGTTTGATAATGTGTATGGGTCTAAAAAAGTGAAGATTGAGACAACGGGCATGGTATGCAATTGGATGTGGTATTTTCAGCGAAACGATGTCAATATGCGTAATGAATGGTCCAACTATACCAATTGGCCTTATAGACGTATTCCAAGTGAGGCATCTATGGCGCCTGATATTTTATTGGTACATCCGCGTATTAATGGTAAACGTACAAATACGGGGTTTTTCATTAGTGGGAATTACAATGTAGAAAACCATAAAGATATAATGGAGTCTATGGGGATAGTATTGGACGGGAAATATCGTGAAAATACATTGCCGAGTGGTGTGTTTAATTATATTGAGAAATATGCTCGTACGCATGGGTATGCACGAGAGGGATTGTATGTATATCAATTTGGTTTAGACACAAATCCGAAGAATTATCAACCCTCTGGTGCAATTAATTTAGGCAAATTTAAGAATATTGAATTGGAGTTTTCAACATTTGTCCCTCAAATTGATACGGTGAATTCCAATTATCAAGTGATTTGCAATGAAAGTGGTGAAACAGTGGCGGTAAACAAATCCAATTGGCGACTATACGAATATACCTATAATTTGGTATTGTTTGAAGAACGGTATAACGTATTGTCATTTATTGGAGGTTCTTGTGGAATGATGTATGCTCGCTAGGGGGAACCCAGG